CAAAACACCAGAACCCTCACGTGAAGGAAAAAGCGAGCGAAATTCCGCCGCCACCGGAGGAGTCAACATACAGAGCCTACGGAGAGGGATACGACGAAGAAGACGAAGAAAACGACGAGCACCAGACAAGCACCGGGCAAGTATCGGGCAAGCACCAGACAAACACCATACAAGCCCCGCCTATTACTGGTAACCTATCACCTTCTACTGGTAACCTTCCACCCGGTAAAGAGGAAGACCCGGAGGAAGAACCGGCAGAAACGGCCAGCCAGAAACGATTTGACCTTTTCTGGGCTGCTTATCCGAAGAAGGTCGGGAAGAAGGCAGCACAAAAGGCATGGAAGAACGCGAAGGTGAGCGCCGACCTATTCGACAAGATCATGAACGCCGTAGGCAAGGCACGAATTACAACCCAGTGGCTGCGAGAGGGAGGGCGATACATACCCAACCCATCAAAATGGCTAAACGAAGGCCGCTGGGACGATGAGATCAAGGAGGTAGACATAGATGCAGAGCATAGGAGCGATAATCGGGGAGATAGCAACGGCCCCGCCGAAACTAACGCGAGAAGAAAAGGCCCAGCAGCGCCAGGATTTAAACCAGCAGGAGAACCAGACGACGACTGAGCCGACCGAGAGGAAAAACAAGTATGAGGTGAGCTCAAGGGACGCCGAGAAATACGGAGGCGTAAAGGCGCCGGAGCCTGCAGCTTGTGAGTTTTGCAAAGCCCCGCTTTATTACAAAGGCATTCTGAACTTCAGGAACATCAACGAAGTCATGATCTGGATGGAAAACCCGGAGCGCTGCAGCTGCAAGAAGGCGCAGGACTACTGGACGAAAGAAGACGCCAGAGTGGAAGCGGAGAAGGCCGCCCAGGAGCGCCGGGAAGCGGACGCCAGGATGCAGGCCAAAGTAAACAGACTATTCAAGGAGAGCGGCATCCGCGGCAGATTTCAGAACCGGACCTTTGACAAATTCATAGTGAACAACGAGAACCGAAAGGCATACACAGTGGCCAAGAGATACGCTGACACTTTCCACGACAGGATACCGCAAAAAGACGAACGAGGAAACACAAAGCCTCCGGCCATCGAAAGAAACGGCCTGCTGATGATAGGCAGCTACGGCACCGGGAAGACCCACCTATCGACAGCGATCGCAAACCAGCTGATACAGACCGGCATACCGGTAATCGCAATGACCATGATTGACTTGCTGGCACGGATAAAGCAGAGCTACGACGACACGGACAGAGTCAGCGAAGCCGAGATAATGAAAATTTATGAAGACATTCCCCTGCTGATCATTGACGACATAGGCAGCGAGCAGCCGACCGAATGGGGAATCACCCGGATATACGCAATCATAAACGCACGGTACGAGGCATACATGCCCACGATCGTAACGACCAACTACGGCACCGAGGAGCTGATAAAGAGAATGACCCCGGGCGGAGACAGCCACAACGCCGAGAAAACAATAGACCGGCTGAAGGAGATGAGCGAATACCTGGAAATGTTCTGGGAGAGCTGGAGAGGGAGGTAGCATGAAGAACACATTAACAGACTTAAACAATTACCTTTTTGAGACAATAGAGCGGCTTATAGACGACGACATGACGGAGGAACAGCTCAAGAAGGAGATAACGCGGAGCCAGGCAGTAACATCGGTAGCCGCGACAATAATTCAAAACGGAGAGCTGGCCCTTAAGACCATGAAGCACCTCAACGAATACGGGATAGACACTCCAAAAGATAAACTGCCGCCAATGTTGGAGGCGAAGGCATGAGACGGTACCCGAAGGAAATTCACGAATTCATAGCCGAGAACGTCAAAGGGAGAACCACCGCGGAGCTGACGACACTCGTTAACGAAAAATTCGGACCTTTATTCACCGAAGGGAAAATGAAGTCATACAAAGGAAACCACAAGCTCAAGAGCGGAACTCCCGTCGGACTTCCCGCCGGAGGACCAACAAAGCTATACCCGAAAAAGGTGCGAGATTTCATACGAGACAACCATAAGGGAACAGGACCTAAGGAGATGGCGGAGCTACTAAATAAAACCTTCAGGACTGATTATACCCAAGAACAGATGAAATCATTCTACGGCAACAACGACATCAGCAGCGGCCTGACCGGATACTTCAAAAAAGGACACGTCCCGCCGAACAAAGGCAAAACCGGATACTCGGCGCCAGGAAGCGAAAAGGGATGGTTCAAGAAAGGCCAGGCTTCACACAACAAAATGCCGGTAGGCACAGAGGTCATCAAAGGCGACGGATACCTGTGGAAGAAGATAGCAGAGCCGAACAAGTGGAGGCAAAAGCACATCCTCGTCTGGGAGGAAAAGAACGGCAAGGTGCCGGAAGGCCACGTTTTAACCTTCCTCGACGGAGACAGGACCAACGTCGACATAGAGAACATAGCGCTAATAACGATGGCGGAATCCCTGCAGCTTACAAGAATGGAACTCAGGAGCGAAAACCCGGAGTTTACTAAAACCGGAATACTGATAGCCAGGATCACAACGACCAGGCACGCACTCAGTAAGAAGAAGAAAGGAGAACATCATGGCCAAGAAGCGGAACTGCAGAATGACTGATGAGGAGAAGAAAATGCACGAGAGAGCAATCAAAATAAGAAAAATGACAGACGCGCAGCTTTGCGAATTCGTGGACAGGACATACGGGAGAGGCATGGAAGAAGGAGCAAAACTCACGGAAACAAATACACCGAAGGCACCGGAAAAGACCGCAGACGGCGCGGCCTGCGTGAAAGCCTTCATCGAATACCTGACCAGCAGAGTCGGCACAGGAAACAGGATCGGGAACGGAACCATCCTGCAGCTCAACAGAGAACTGGAGACGGCAAAGAAAGACGGCATGTTCTCCGGAGAGCGCCAGTGAGGAGTCACGCGAATCGAGGACAGCCGTTCGAAGATTTCCTCGCATTCGTACACGCAAGATACCAAGCAAGCGGAACAGCCTGCGTTCACAAGGTCCCGACGGAATTCATCCCGCTAAGAGATGGAACCGGCAGAATATGCAACGTCAAGGTAGAGCGTAAGAGCTGTGTAGACTACCTCGGAAGATACAAGGGCACGCCAGTAGCAGTCGAGGCCAAACACACGGAGAACGACAGAATCCTGTTCTCACGAGTGGAGCCACACCAAGCGGAATACATGGACGACTTCTGCAAAGACCCGGAGGCAGTCGGAATCGTACTGGTGAGCTTCAAGCTGCAGCGCTTCTTCGCGGTCCCTTGGCAGTTTTGGAAGCAGGCCCGGGACGCTTGGGAAGCTGGAAACGGAAAGACGCAGCTCTCGGTAGAGGCATACCGATGGAGCTGGTACACCCCGGGCATGGCCAGCGCCAACGCAGCGCAGCTGCACCCGGACTGGGAGATCAAGACCGGAGGCACCAGCGGCCTCCCCTACCTCGCAATAATTGAACGCATGAAAGGAGAACGCACATGAGCATAGACACGACGAAAGACCACGAAGTAAACAAGTTTGACATCGGGAAAGCGATGAAGCAGACACGCATCCCCCTGATTTGCATTTACGACCACCCGAAGAATTACCCGGATAAATTCATAGCCAGGCTCTGGGATTGCGACATTCCCACAAACATCATGGCCACGGCAGACACCCTGGAGGAGCTCCGGGCGAAAATCCCGGACTGCATGGTCAAATTAGACAGGCACCCAAAGGACGACCCCTGCATCGTGGAGGTTTGGATATGAAAAAAGAGGGCCAAAAGCATGACGAGGTCACGGCCTACTTCTTCGAGAGATACGAGAAAGCCAGCTTCAGAGTGGTGCCGGGACATTGGCCGGACTTTAAGACGAAGGAAGAAGTCGACGAGTACATAGACGCCATAGAGAAAATCATGGAGGCGTTCAGAAAATAAAGAGGAGGCAGCGCGATGAAATACCCGAACTGGGACGCATACACGGACGAACAGAAAGACAAGGCCGTAGCCGAGGAGCTGCGACTTGAGACGCATAACGGAACGACAAAGGACGACCTGCTGAACATCATCCGGTATTTAGCAGCGAAGGCAAAGGAGGCAGCACGATCCGGAAGCAAATGCGAAATACAGAAGATGGACGAGGCAAAGAAAAAGGAGGAAGGCCATGAGCATAGTGCAAAGCAAGAATAAATACACACCGACCTGCGACGTTTGCGGCACAGAACTCAAAGAGGAATACGACTTCTACGATGCAGTAGAAGCCAAGAAGAAGGCCGGATGGAAAAGCAGGAAGATAGACGGAGAATGGTGCGACTTTTGCACGGATTGTCAGGAGGGATAACATGAGCAGAAACACAAGGCCCACCCAGAGTGAGCGAGTAAAAAAGTACATGGAAGACTTCGGCAGCATCACCCAGCTCGATGCAATCAGAGACCTCGGAGTTTTGAGGCTTTCCGCCAGAATTATGGAGCTGAAGCAAAGCGGACTACCGATAGAGGGCAAGTTTGAGAAGGTAAAGAACAGATACGGCGAAGACGTCCAAATCAAGAGGTACGCCATAGCCGTAGACCAATAAGGAGGCGGAGAAATGAAGGCAATAACAATCTGGCAGCCCTGGGCAAGTCTGATCGCCATAGGAGCGAAGCAATACGAAACCCGCAGCTGGGAGACGAAATACAGAGGCCCCATAGCCATACACGCAGCCAAGAAAGACCCGTGCAAGATGCCGATACTGGTGGAGCCGTTCGAGACAGTCCTAAACGAGGAGCTGGAAAAAGCCGGACAAGCATTCAGCCTCCTCCCCACCGGGAGAATAATCGCCACAGCAGAGCTGGTGAACTGCTGGCGCATCGTATACCACCCCGGCACGAACGTAGACATCGCAAAGCACATCGAGGTCGGAGCCGAACTGGACGTCCCAAGGAAGCATCCAGACTTCGGACGATACATAGTGCCAACAGAAAAGGAACTCCTGTTCGGAGACTGGACGCCCGGAAGGTACGCATGGGAGCTGACGAACATAAAGCTCCTGCCAAAGCCAATAAGAGCAAAAGGCGCGCAGAGGCTATGGAACTGGGACGAGACGGACCCAGATGACCAGCCACTGTTCGTGTAAAGTTAGTTACATATTATGCACAGGAAAAGGCAAAGATTGAATCCGAGCTGGAACAATTGAAAGCAGACTTGAAGATTATGGAGGAAACTTAATGAAGTACGGCTTATTGAAAGATGATGATCCGTTGCAGAAGAACGAGATTGCCTTAGATGACAGGACATACTTAGAAGCATTAAAGACGAAGATGTGCGACCTTACGGCTGAATACATCTGCGAGGGCGATATGGAAAAGATTTATGAAATCCATTCCGTTATGGAAGAAATCGCAAAACTGGACGGAATAAACCATAGCGAGTTCAGGGCATTATGCGCAAAGAGGAGGGCATATGGCAAAAGGAGATACAAAGAAAGGGCTTCCGATACAGTACCACGAGATAATAAAGGGGTTCTGGAATGAACAAAATACAGATAATGGGTTATCTGACGAAAGACCCGATATTAAAGACGGCAGAGAACGGGAATCAGTTCTGCGTATTCACAGTAGCGGTGAAAAGAAGGTTCACGAAGGACAATGACGCCGACTTCTTCCCTTGTATCGCTTTCGGCAAGAACAGCGGTCAGATTGCAAGGAATTTCGGAAAAGGGAGAATGATAGGCATAAGCGGTACTATTAAGACTGAATTAATCAATTACGACAACCAAAGGAGGTTCTGTTTCTCTTTATTGGTTGAGGAATGGCATATCGCAGGCGATTTAAGGCGTAAGGTAGACCTTAACGGCGGCTATCGAAAGGAAGACATAGAGGATTTATGATTAACTTCACTTGCACTAAATGCGGTTCAAAAGAGTATGTCACAAGAAAAGGCAAGAACCATAAAGGCTTGTACTGCCTTATATGTGGTAAATTAGACAGATACTTAACAAGAGAGAAGAAAACAGAAAAGGAGAATAAGGCATGAACATACCAAACAAAGTAAAAATAGACGGAATGGAATACGAGGTCATAAAGACAGATGAAACGCTAACCAATGACAACATGGTTTGCAGGGGAATTATCGAATATGAATATCGCAAAATTAAATTAAACACGCTATGCCAAGACGAGCAAGGCATGAAAAGAACCTTGCTTCACGAAATCATTCATGGCATAGTAAGAGAGAGACATTTTGACTTTAAGGCAGAGGAAGAAATGGTTGTTGACGAATTGGCGAAAGGGTTTTACAACTTAGTTAATGATAACCCTGAAATGTTTAAGGGAACTATTGATGATGTTGAAGCGTAGTATAGCCATAATCCTTATTCTCATATTGATACCTATCAATGTGTTCGCTGATGTTGACTATTCAGAACTTATGGCTGAATGTGTCGTGAACCAAGACGAGAAGATGGGCGAGGTCTATGCAGTAAAGAGGAACAAGAAGATAGACTTATATGGAGGTAACAAGTTCTCATATGAAGACTTAGAGGTTCTATCCAAGATAATTGAAGCCGAAGCAGGCATGAACTGGCTTGATGACTATATAAGGCTGTGCGTTGGCGAGGTTCTGTTGAATAGGGTTGAAAGCGAAGATTTCCCTGACACAATAATTGAAGTAGCCTATGAAGAAGGACAGTATCATCATGTGAAATATGGATTATTTGATGAAATAGTACCCACAATGAAGTCAGTCAGAGTTGCATTGAGATTATTGAACGGAGAAAGGGTTATAAGGGATTCTGATGTGGTTTTTCAGGCTAATTTCCCTCAAGGAAGCGGTATTTACGAAGTTATACACGATAATCTTTTAGGAAACACATATTTGTGTTATTCTAATAATAGGGGTGAATAAATGGACATAGAGAAAAATAAGATTTACAATATGGACTGTATAGAAGGAATGAAGTTTATCCCTGACAAGTCAATAGATATGATTTTATGCGACCTGCCATATGGCACGACTGCATGTAAATGGGATAATGTAATACCTTTTGAGCCATTATGGGAACAGTATGAAAGGGTTATTAAAGATAATGGGGCTATTGTATTAACGGCGAGCCAACCATTCACAAGTGCTTTGGTTATGAGTAATCCATCACTATACAAATATAACTTTGTGTGGGAAAAGAGTAAAGGTAATAATTTCGTACATGCAAAAAACATGCCTTTAAAATTCCATGAGGATATATGTGTATTTAGCAAGGCTTTTATCGGACATATCTCTCAATTAGGTGATAACCGTATGACATACAATCCACAAGGATTAAAAAGAGTCAACAAAAAATGGTCAAGACCTAAGCGCTACGAAAACGGGCATAAGCTGTCAAGAGAGAGTCATAAGTTAAAGCGTGTTATTGAGTTTACGAATTATCCGACAAGTATCTTAAAGTATAATAATTCAGATAATCGCGAGAGAGGTCTGCACCCAACCCAAAAACCAGTTGCCTTATTTGAGTATCTTATCAAAACCTATACCAATGAGGGTGAAACAGTATTAGATAACTGCATGGGTAGTGGCACAACAGCAATAGCTTGTATGAATACTAATCGGAATTATATAGGCTTTGAGATTTCAAAAGAATATTTCGATATAGCGGAAAAGAGAGTTAAAAACCATTTTGTGCAAGAGGTAATGAATGGCTAAAGAGAGCATGGCAAAGGTAATAACTGAATATTCGTCAGTAGCACAGAAAATGTTCAATGAATCCGATATGTCGGATTCTATGATTGAAGTCGTTTCTGATATGTCTAAAATGATAAAGTACGAAATTCACGAATACCTCAATGTGCTGAACACTCCTGAAGCCGAAAAGAAGATAAGGGATTATGTGAAATTCTGCCATTGCGTCTTGTTGCCTTTGTTAGATGCCAAGATAATGGGGAAGAAATCCCAAATAGATAAGATAGGCAATATGAAGTACGGACTGGCACAGATACCTGAAAATATGCAGGAAGAGATGGCAAGGTATCTTGATTTGAGAGATGACATATACGCATTGGTGGCTTTCAGGTCTTTAAAGCATTTCGCTTTGTTCATGGAAGAGGACAAACCTTTAGAAGAGCAGGACTGGCACAATGCAGGGGAACTGTTTGACGGATTATGGTTTCATGCCAACAGAATGATACTTGACGGAAGCGTTCAGTTCCTTGAAAAGCAGATGTTCACAGGTGCAGGGAAATCTTATTCGGATATAGTCATGATTGGGTTCATATTGGGTGTCAACATAAACAACGACTGCCTTAAAGTATTCGGCAACAAAGTGAATGTCACTCCTTGCATGAACTCTTTAGTTTCTTACATGACTTCAAGAAGATATGCCAAAGTATTCCCTTATTATGAGCAGTTCTCATGTTCGGAAGAAATGATGTTCGAGACATTAAAGAAAGCGTCAGGTCAGCTAAAGATAAGAGGTTCTAAAAGACCTGTTAATGTTCTTGTTACATCAAAAGACACGAATATAAGCGGTGTAAGAGCCAAGTACCTGTTCATAGACGATATAACCCAAGAGAAAGACGCAGGGAATATGCGTATGCACGAGAGCGACATATCGCAGTTCAGCAATGTATGGAGAAAGAGGTATTATTATCAGGACAAGTTCAACATAATAGCGAGCGGTACGAGTTATTCGGTAAATGACATACTTTCATGGCTAAGGAATGAGTTCGGGGCAGGTAATCCCAAGAATGTAATAACCCACCCTTATACGGAAGTGGCTAAATGCGACACAATGAAAGAGAATGGCGAGGCTGTATTCGTAAAGATACCAAAATTAGACTATGATACCGATTTGGCTACATTCCCTAAGAAATACCCTACTAAACAAGCGAGGATAGAGAGAGAAAAGAATCGTGACAAGTTTGAGGCAATGGATCAGCAGAACCCGTTACCGCCTGAGGGAACTCCTTTCGCATATAAGAAGTTAGAAACATACACGCAGATACCCCATGAAGAATCCGATAACTGCTGGGCGTGTATCGACCCTGCAAGGACTGGCAAGAACTATGTATGTATGCTCATATTCCAAAAGACCTTAGTCGGTGCGACATACAAGCATTTCCTGAAAGACTGCGTATATGAAATGCGACCTATGGACGATATGTATTCGTTCTTTATCGAAAAGATAATAAACCACAGGATAACCAAACTTCACATAGAGAGGAACACAGACACATCATTAAAGCGCACATTGACTATGATGCTTGAAGAAAGGGGAGTAAGTTTCTGCTCTATGTCTGAAATCTATACGACTAAAAGGAAAGAGGATAAGATTTACGATATGGAAGCCACGATATTGAATAATGTGGTTTTCCCTTGTGAGGGAATGTATGCTAATAACTCCCAAATGGGTATGGCTATGAAGCACATAACCTCATATTCATACAAGACTAAAGCAGATTTTGACGATGCGCCAGACTGTTTAGCGATGTACTGTGAGAAGTTCGTAATGGAAGCGAGAAAACTGCCAAAAGCGCAGATATTAGATATAAGGAGGAAAAGATATTGATGGATAATCAGGTTTATATGACATTACTGTGTACTGATGATTACACGAATGGGGTGGTTTATTTAAAACACAACCTCGAAAGGGTAAAGGCTAAATACCCGTTGAAGTGCATAGTAGACGAGACAATCTCTCAGGAAGCGTTAGATGTTTTAGAGAAAAACGGCATAGAGTACATACATAAGCCGATAATACCCATTCCTGAGGTGATTAAGAAGAGGAACGCAGAGAGGAATATGGGGATATGGAACACGATATTCCAGAAACTATGGATATTCGACATGACAGAATATTCAAAGATAGTCTACCTTGACAGCGACATAATGGTTATGCAGAACATAGACGAACTGTTTGACAAGCCACATATGTCATGCGTAAGGGATTCTGCCAAGATACTGAAAATTCCTGAATGGGAAGGGTTCACAGAGATAAACGCAGGGGTCATGGTCATAGTTCCTGACAAGCTCGTGTTCAAGGAAATGATGAAGAATATTGACAAGCACGCTTCACTTCCTAAAAACGGAACTATCAGAGACATCTATTCAGACCAGTCGATAATAGACGAGTATTATTTCGGCTGGATTCACCAGCCACATCTTCATCTGCCTATTTATTACAATGCGTTCATAGCGTATCTTGACAGATATAAGGATTTTGACGAATCGCAGTTGAAGATACTTCATTTCGCAGGCGGTGCTAATCTGAAATTCTTCCTGCCGAACTATAACCCTAAGTTCTTAGAGAACCTTTCAGATTCCATGTATAAGTATGCAATCTCCTATATGGCGAATATGAACACGATAAAGGATAAGCTCATACCTACCAAACTTTCAATCATAGTTCCACATTATATGGAATCAAGGGAAGTCATAAAGCCTTTATTCGATTCGCTGAATAATCAGAAAGGTATAGATTTCAGGGAGTTTGAGGTAATCTTCTGTGATGACGGAGGCGATTACATAACTGACCAGTTCTTAAACCAGTACGAGAACCTTAAAATCAAGAGAGTAAGAAGCCACATCAATACAGGGGTTGCAATGAATAGGCAGAGAGGGTTAGACGCTTCAAAAGGCAAGTATGTGATGTTCATAGACTGTGACGACTGTTTGTTCTCATACATCACTCTTAACAGAGTATTCCAAGTCTTAAAAGATTACCCTGACTATGAGATTTATAAGGGAAGATACCTTTCAGAGAGGATAATTGAGGGAACAGGTCAGAGAGAGTATGCTCCTTGCGAGGATATAACGCATTTTCATGGCAAGATTTACAATAAATCGTTCTTTGAGAAGTGGGGCATAAGGTTCAGTGACCTCTGCAAAGTAAATGAGGACACTTATTTCAATGGGATATGCTTCGCATTACAGCCTAAGACTGTGAACATAAACGAGCCTTTGGTGATATGGACTTACAACAAAGACAGTCTATCAAGAAGAAACCAGCAGGAAATCACATTCACAGGTCATATCGATTACATAGTCGCAAGGGAAATCACTTTAGACTTCCTGTTTACAAGAATACCGCAGAACCATTGGTACTCTTTATTGACGCAGTTCATTGCGATATTCTATTTTGACGCACAAGGAAGGAACTGGAACGGCTGTTTTATAAGAAACCCTGAACTGATAGACATGATAGACGAGAGGCTTTATCATTTCTACAAGAAATACGAGCATTACATCTTAAAGATAAAACAGGAAGATTTCATATCCAATTACAACAAAATCAGAGTGAACAACTATAAAAGCCCTGACTACATAGAAAGGGAACTGTATTACGATTACTGGGATAGGATAATCGAGAAACACAATAGGAGAGAGGCAGAAAATGATAAATAAATATGTTTCAAAGCCTTTACAGGCACACGCTTCACAATGGGATGGAGCGAACATAAAGGAAATGGAAAGGCTGTTAGACAAAACGGGTTATGCCTGTGCGATAATGCGTGCAGGGAATGTGGCTACGCTCATAATCACGAAGCCTAATGATTTCAAGGCTGTGAGGTGCGTTTTAGGTTCTTACTTGATAAGGCACTCAAACGGCAAATTCGACATACTTGCCGAAAAGGATTTCGAGGAAAGATATGAAATCGTGAAGCCTTCTAAGGAAACAAAGAAATGAAAAGGGTATTGACACCCTATCGAATCCGTTATAAGTTTATAGCAGAAAGGGCGGACTATGCAGATTTTGAAATGTCCTAAATGCAAAATAGGGGAACTGAGAATAATGGTCATGCAGGGTAACGAAGTGGATTTTGACCTCGCTAAAGCCAATCAGAAGATAATATGCCCTGTCTGTAAAAGGAAAATCTCATATTCGGTTCAGGCAGTAAAATAACTTAATAACAGCGACCGCTGATGACGGAGCGAATAAATGACAAGTGCTGATGACACCATTATAGCACTTGTTTTTTTATTTTAAGAAAGGGAAGAAATGCTATATTCAACAAACAGATACGAGCTTGATTTCAAATATGCAGGGGTTAAGAAGATAACCCTTCCATTGAAGCCTGAACAGATAACACCGCAGGCTGTTTCAAAGAACTTTTCTTCCGTAATATCGGCACATCAGGAAAATGCGAGGAAGATAAAATACCTTCTCAATTTCGTTGACGGAGAATTTCAGCCTATTGACAATAAGACAAGGAAATTCGAGAGCGCAGAAGAACATAACAATAAGACTAAGATGAACCACGCATATGCCCTTGTGACTTTTAAGGAAGGATTCATATTAGGAGAGCCGAGAGAGTTCGCTCAGAAGTCAGAGATTATGACTGATGACTTGAAATACCTTGACAAGTTTCTTACAGATATAAACTTCTTCTCTAAAGATTTGCAGATAAAACACAATATGTATGCTACTGGAATAGCCACATCTTATGTAATGCCGAGAACTGAAATCATAATGGATTTAGGTGACGGCAGAGCGAGGTACAAGACGAAAGAGGAAGGCTATGACGCAGATAACGATTCGCCTTTCCTTTATGAGTGCATAGACAGCCAGTCAAACGCAGTCGTGTATTCCTCATATGTAGGGCAAGAGGGTGACGGAACTTTGTTCTGTTTCAACCAATACGAGGAAGTAAGCGATAACAACCGTACAAGGCAGTTTTACAAGGTTTTCGCTCATGGGTGGACTTGTGTATTTGATGACAAGTACAAGCCTATATTAAGCACTTATAAAGAGAGTAATCCGTATTACGATTATCTCCCTATGGTGGAACATTCTTATAATTTCAGGCGAATCGGAATTGTGGAAATGGTTTATGATCTGCTCAACAACATAAACACCATAATCTCATGTTCAATCGATAACATAGTAGATGTGGTCAATCAGATTTTAGTATTCATAAACTGCGAGATTGAAAATGCAGACAAACTTATAGAAATGCTTGAAAAGGGTGCGGTAATGCTTCCGCCTACTTACAACAACGACCCTAAGATAGATAAGATAAGCCTTGAAGTGAACCACGAGAAGATTAACATACTGTTAGAGCAGATTCTGACAAGATGTTACGATATAGTTGGTGTTCCGTTAGCGAGTGCCAATGTGACATCAGGAGGTGATACAGGCGAGGCGAGATTATTAGGCGGTGGCTGGACTAACGCATACACGATAATCAAAAGGGATATACTTGCTATGCAGGAAGCTGACAGGGCGATACTTAAAAGATTTATCGATATCGCCAAACTGAACCCTGCTAACAAGCTGAATGAAGTATCACCTAATCAGGTAGACATAAAATATAACATAAACATGACAGACAACCTTATGAGCAAGACGCAGGGAATACAGAACCTTGTAGATGTGAATATGCCGTTTGAAGACATTCTAAGGGCAGTTCCATTATTCGGTGATGTAAAGACAGTCGCTTCAAGGTGGGCTGAAAATGTAGAGAGATTGAAGAACGAACAGCAGACGATAGGGCAGGAAGCGAATATGGATAATCCAAGCGCACAGCTTGATGATTAATACAGGCAGAGAAGCCTTAAACCACAAAAGACAGAGAAGTCTATAACCACGAAATTTGCTTTAGAAAGCGGACAGAGAAGTCCTATAAAACGCAAGGAGTATGAACTATGGCAGAGAATGTAGAAACACCAGCAGTAGAAACACAGACAGAAGCAGTACCTGATTTGCAGAAAACCCAAGCGGAACTTGAAGCCGCATTGGCGAGAGAGAAGAAACTGAAAGAGAACTTTGATAAGACGGCTTCCGAAGTTGCGGAATACAAACGCAAGGAAAAGGAAAGAATGTCAGATGAAGAAAAGAAAGCGGCTGAAATCGAAGCCCTTAAAAACGATTACAAGGCTGTAACCTTAGACCTTAACAAGACTAAAGCCGAGAGCATATTCGCCAAGAAAGGGTGGGCTGAAACGGAGTACAAGGGAGTTATCGAGGCATTGGCTTCAAATGTGCCACCTGAAAAGATGTCAGAAGTCGCTTCGGAGATAACAAAACTTGTAGACGCAAGGGAAGCCAAGACAGCAGAACTTACAAAGACTTCATTGACAAAGGATATGGATTCAACCATAAAGAAAGATACAGGCAATACAGTTTCAGACTTCAAGGCATTTCAGGAACAGAGAAAACCGACTTTTGATAAAAAAGTTAAATTTTAAAAAGGAGCATAAAACATGAGTAGACTATACTTAAACAATCCCAACTGGTTGGGAAGTGAAGTCGGAATTGTTCGAAAGACAATCACCTTAGATACCACATTCGCAACTTATGTTACTGAAAACGGCAGAAAAGTCGTTAAATCAGGAACATTCGTAAACGATGCGGTAATAGGCAAAGGACTGCTTTGGAATGATATCGACATCACAGAGGAAAAACAGGAAGCATCATTGATGATAAGAGGTTCTTACATAGACGCCAACCTGCCAGCAACAGTGACAGCAGAAGCGTCTAACCTCGCTGCACGAGGCTTGTACGCTTTCGTAGAAGGCACTACCACAAGACCGTCATTCGGTTCACCTGATTTGACAGCACTTGATACAGTCACAGTCACAGTAGCTGCAGGTGACCTCACATGGACTTCAAATACAGATGCAATCGCATATGAGGTATCAGATGTGAACAAGAGAGTTATAGCCACCACGACAGCGACAGGCTATAAAGTCGCAACAGTAGCGACACACAATGTGAGAGTCCTTGCTGACAATATACACTATACACATAGTGATTATGTCACAGCAACGGTCACCACATTGGCATAAGGGGGTGGAATAAATGGCTGATTATTTACAATTAATCGATAACGAGAGATTAGTATCGATAGGTAACGATTTTGATTACCTTGAAGCGGTGGATGGTTATATAGGATTTAAACTCTTCCCTGCAATCAAAACAGAGAACATCAAGTTGGCAGTAGCCGACCTGACAGAAAAAGGGAAAGTGCCAGTAATGGCATTGATACACGCCCTTGACACAGAAGCGAGAATAGGCGACAGACCTGACCCAGAAGGGGTCAACTATGAACTGTTCCTTATCAAAGAGAAACTCAATCAGGGCGAAGCCTTGAAGAAACTCTTGAGGAACGGAATGCTGAATCCTGACAAACAGGCTATGTTGGAAAGAATCTACAATGACGCCGCTAACCTTATCAGCAGGGTTCTTACAAGAGTTGAGGCTATGACCTGTGAATTACTATCCACAGCGAAACTCACTATTGCAGAGAACAATGTTGCTAAAGTGGTGGATTACGGACTTCCAGCAACCCATAGAATGACCGTACAAAGTTGGGGAACACCTGCTACCGACATCTTAGCAGATTTGAAAGATATACAGAAAAGAGCTAAGAATAAGATAGTTAGGGCAATCACAACTTCAAAGGTTATGGGCTACATTCAGGAAAACACAGCGATTAACGCATTAGCGGCTGTGACCAGCAATGTCGCTTCACTCATTTGGGTGAAAGAGTTCATGTTGAAGAATTTCGGCATAGAGTTCATAGTCTATGACGGCACATACAAACTGTCAGCGCAGGACGATACTGAATACTACTTCCTAAAAGAAGATGTAATCACTTTCCTCACAACTGACGAAGTGTTAGGCAGAACATTCTTCACTTACACGCCAGAAGAAGATTTCGAGATTGTCAGCAGACTTGACGGATATGTTGCAGTCACGCAGGAAAAGACATTCGACCCTGCGGGAATTTGGACTAAAGCATCTGCCGTAGCGTTCCCTTGTCCTGCCGACATAAATCAAATGTTCATCTGCACAGTACAGGAGTAATTTGATTAAGAGATTGGGAAAGGGGGAAACCCCTTCCCAATTCTGACGGAGGCTGAAATGGACGAAACGACAATCAAAAACAGAATAGCGGCTAAGTTCCCACATCTTTCAATGGACGATATCACAGATATATACGAAATGGCATTGAATGATTACCTTAGGATAGTCTACCCGTACGACAAGAGCATAGTTGCAATACCTGTCGGGCATGAGAGGGATTATTCGTGGGTTAAAGCAAGAATGATTGACATAGTGGAAAGGTCAGGCTGTTCGTCAGCCAAAGCCTATTCTGAGAACGGTCTTTCAATATCATTCAGCAGTGCGTATATTACAGACGAGCTTAGAAAACAGTTAGTCGGGAAAGTGAGCGTGCCTCAATGATCTGTTTCAAGAAACTATACCTTTGCAAAAGGACTAATGAACTCAATGCAGAAGTCGGTGTTTACGATTCGCCAGTATCTTACTGGGTAAACTATCAGCCGATACAGGGGTTCACCAATGTAATGCAGTATGGCGAAAGGGTCACGAAGATTTACAGGGCTATATTGAGGTTCGAGCAATATGCTGGGATTTTCAAGGAAGGCGATTTGGTTTATCTTTGCGGTAAGAATAACGAGGACGGAGCAGACCCAGTAATAACGGAAACTTATGTGAACGGATATGGAGCGAACGCTAAAGTCATTTCAGTCAGAAATCAGAATCTTGCAATCGAAGTTACTTTTGAGAAACGAATTATGAGAGGTGAACAGACATGATGATAAAAGTTACAAGAAACAAAGTCGTAAAGGAAATACCCAAAGAGTATTTAGGGATTTACCTTAAAGCAGGCTGGGTAGAAGTAAAGGAAGATAAGAAGAAATGATTGTCAATGTAGAGATGTCGCAATCCTCAATAAAGAAAGCATTAACTCAGCTGAAAAGGTTCGAGAAACGCTATGCAGGTTATTCAATGAATAGCGAATCTATGAAGGTTTTCCTTGAAAAGTGCTTTTACAGGATTACAGAGATTGCGAACCGCTACATAGACGCATTGGAAGGCTTTGAAGAGCCTGAAATAAAGAATAAGCTGAAAACAGGCTGGACTATGGAAATAATAGGGGGAACGCTTACAGTCAGGAATGATGACGATAAAGCGGTATTTTTAGAATTTGGCGTTGGACTTGTGGGTGGGGGTTCGCCTCACCCACAGGCTTCCGAGCAGGACTATGAATACAATATCCCCACAGAATACAAAGGAAATGACGGTTCGTGGTGGTTCATGACGCACACCGCAGAAGAGCCAGTCGATTTGAAAAGAAGGAATTACACCATAAAGCCTCTTTATAGAGGTCAAAGGCTTCTGATTAACACCAAAGGCAACGAGGCAGGATTATACGCCTACAACGCCTTAATGGATTTCGTTATGAACAACGAAGCGCAGAAGATATGGGAATCCTTAGATGAACAGGTATAAGGTGGAGGCAAATGGATATAACCATTAAAGACAGGATATTAGACGGACTTAAAGTTTTTATGGCTGAAATGCCTTTGCAGACAGGCTTGACATTAGCCATAGTCGGCAAAGCACCTTTTTCACCCACATATCCGTTGCTGAAATTCACCGAAGCGAGAAATGTGACAATGCCTATAGGTTACAACTACAGGCAGAGGATTGCTTCTTTGGGGTTTCGTTTAGATGTATATATGTCGTCTGACGAGATTTACGACAAGGAAGATGTAGTAAGGAATGTCATATTCTATGCCAACCAGTATCTCACAGAGGTAACAGGGTTAAGGTGCATGAGTGTGAACTATTTTGACGAAGAACCATACAGGGGGCAGGCTATGTACTCTTGTGATTATTTCGAGAATAAGCAGATTATTTATTAAAAGGAGCAGAGAAAATGAACGAATACACAGTTTATAATGACAATAGGGGGCAGACAGGTTATTCCGCAATGCTTCTTGTAAAAGAGCCGAGCGATACCCTGTATTCTATAATATGCCCATTAGAAACAGTACCGAGCGTGTTCGGATCACCCGAATCGTTCGATTACAACTTCCTTTCAGCACCTACAAAGGGCAAACTTGAAGGGAAAGAAGAACTTGAAACAAAAGATGTGGAAGTATTCTGGCATCGTGACAACGCATTGAGGTTAGAAGCATTGCAGGGCAGGATTCTTGATTTCCTCGTAGTCTATCAGGACTATTCAGGAAGAGCCTTTTCAGGAACTCTAAGGGCAAGACCTAATGACGCAGGTGCAGAGATACTCAAAGGAACAATGACTATAACACCATTGTCAGCGACAACCACATCATTGCTTGATTGCAGGGATTTAATCGAACCGACAGTATATTTCGCTTCCATAGTGCCTGACAGCGTTGCAGTGACGACAGCAACAGCGAGCGAGATAAACATAACCACAGTTCCTTTCCTGGCTACAATAAGCGCGACTGTCGATAATTCATCATTTACAGTAACACCTACACAGCCTACAGGAACAACAGCAGGCAAGATAGCAATCACAGTAAGCACAGCTGCGGTATCGCCACAGTACGGAATTGTTACAGTAACAGTTTCCGATACAGGATATGCAGAATGGAAAACGACAGTAGCAGTAAGTTTCTAAAATAAAAAAAGGAGATTACCTAATGAGTAATGAATTAAAGCCGTTCTTAGTGATAGACGGCAAGACATACGAGATAACCAAGACCAGATTCCTCATAACGAAATATGAGGAACTGGTTAATGAGATGAAGCCTTCTGATGAAAAGGCAGAGGACATTTCAAAGAATGTGCTGATATTCCAAAGGCTTTCCGCACAGGTAAGAGAGGCTTCCGAGAAACTTGAATCCTCAAAACAGGCGTTCTATGATGAACCTAATAATGCTGATTTAAGAAGCGCCTATAAGATATTCAAGGAGGATTACAACGAAGCATTTGACGAGCTTGTGTCATTTGAAGCCAAGCATAAGTCGATTTCAGATTCTATGACATTGTCATTAAGCATTTGGGAAAGACTTTTGATTGAGGCTTTGTCAGAACAGCATGGATTGACACAGAAAGAAGCCAAAGAGATGTGGGAGAACCATGTTGATGAAATGGGCGAGAATCAGGCTTCCGAATGGCTGTTCACATTCTACAAGACATTGTTCGAGAAAGAGGAAAAGTCAGACCCTTTTTTAGAGAGGGCGAGGGAGATGCAGAACAGAAAAGCACAGCAGAAATCCTCGCTGAACAAGGTTATCAGACACTAAGGGAGTTCTTCACAGAAGAAGAACTGCCGAGAGCGATAGAGTACGGTATGCCGTTAGACTTGTTCTGGCATGGCGAAATGGCGCTGATAAGCGCATACGAGAAAGCATATGTACGCAGGACTACTCTATTGGCGTACCATACTGCTAATTATATGAAAATGGCTTTTGAACTTGCACAAGGCAATGTGTGGTCAGGCAAAAAAGGAAAGTACCATGATATGCCTAAGTATAAAGACCCGATTGGCAGGAAGACAGAAGTCACCAAAGAGAACTTAGAGATAAAGCACAGAAACCTTATGGCTGAAAACATGGCGTTTTTAATGAGAAAGGACAACAGGATAAATGGCGAGATATTCAGCAGGAACTCTTGAATTTAAGATAATAGGAACATCAGACGCCTCTACGCAGTCATTGCAGAGAGTGGTTGATAAGTTAAATCTGATGAACACGACCCTTTCTTCTGTAATGAGGAATTTCGGAGGTTTGCAAAGTTCCATAAAAGGAATGACGAGTACAGACCTAAAATGGATTTCCTCATTGTCGGCAAGGCTGACTAACCTCAATTCAAAAGACCTGACAAAAGCCACAAGTAATTTCCTTTCATTGACAAATGCGATAACACCATTCATTGACAAGGTGCGTTCGGCACAGAGCGCCCTTGTCGCACTTTCAAATGTAATGGATAAGACTGGAAGCTTGTCAGCTATAAACAAGACATTAGACACTTCTATAAGCAAGACGGCTACAAATGCAACTATAAAGACTGGAGCATTAGGCAAAGCACTTAATTTCGGCTGGGCTTTAGGCAAGATTTATTTCATATTCAACTACACTAAGAGATTCGCCCAAATGGTCACTAACATGGTTCAGAAAGCGGTAGACTATACTGAAACATTGAATATGTGGCAGGTAGCCATGAGGAACAATATAGACATGGCTGACGAGTTCATTTCCAAGATGAACAGGGCATACGGCATAAGCGAGCAGAACCTTATGAAGTATCAGGCTACTTTCAAGAACATGTTTTCCGCATTAGGGCAGATTAACGAAGAGATTTCATATGGATTGTCGGAAGCCATCACGCAAATGGCAATCGATTATTCGTCTTTATATAATGTCAAGATGGAACAGGCAATGACCACATTCAGAGCCATGATGGCAGGTCAGGTAAGACCTATCAGAAGCATATCAGGTTATGACATCACAGAGAACACCATATTCCAACTGTACCAAGATATAGGCGGTACAAAGACTATGAGGCAGTTGTCGCAGGTAGAGAAGAGGTTATTGAGAATCTTTGCCACTTATAAACAGATGGGCGCTTCTGGTGCGGTAGGCGATATGTCTAAGACCATAGAACAGATGGCTAACCAGTTGAGGATTATGAACGAGTTAGGTACTGAATTAGGTCAATGGATAGGGATGCTTCTCAAAGGTCTTATAGAGAGTTCAAAAGTATTAGTTTACATAAATGCAGGACTTATCGTAGCACGCAGGATAGTACAATCTATGGCTGTATTCTTCGGTTATGAAACTCCTGACTTCTTAACAGATTTAGTTACCACAGTAGAAGAAGGCAACGAGGAATTAGACAAGATGACAGGCAAGTTGTTGTCATTTGACAGATTCGAGGCTTTAAATAAGGCAGACACAGGTGACGCCACAGGAATGATTGACGAGGCATTGCTTAACGCAATATCCCAATACCGTTCCATACTTGCAGATACTGAATTTGAAGCGCAAGGCATAGCAGACCAATGGCTAAAGACTTTAGGCTTCCAATATAATGCAGTCAGCGAACTATGGGAATATGAAAAAGGAATGGGTTCGATAGTTGACAAGGTTAAAGAAGTAGGAACTTCAATCTTAGGGTGGAGCGCTTTATTTTATGGCATAAAACACCCTGTAGGATTGTTAATTTCTTCTATAATATATCTTTATGCGACATCAGAAGATTTCAGGACTTCGATAAACGAAATATCAGATGTATTAGGGGAACTTAAAATAGGGCAGAGATTATTTGATGACATAGTCTTGCTCACAGAATCCATAACATATATAATCAACCTTATTGCAAAAGGGTTGAACTGGGTCTTGAGCCTTACGGTTGGGGATAATCGCGGAACTGCACCAGCTGCTGGAAGCCCACCGTCAAGTCCTTCAGCACAGACAACGGAAACATTAAAAGACATATTAGGTCAAGTAATGACCATTGGTCTTGCTTCTTTGGCAGGAACATTCATATGGGGTTCTAAAGGCGGAACGATAGTCCTTATAGTCGGATTAGGTCTTGAAATCCTCAAAGACATACAATGGTTGCAGTCAGGAGGCAAAGGCGATCAAGGAATATTCGGAAACCTTGCAACACTGATTGAGCAGTTCCTTGAAAAACATGGCTTTATGGATAAATTTATGGAAGGTCTTGTTTCGCATCTGCATAACCACCCTATATTAGAGTGGCTTATAACTGCAATGTTCGACAAAGAAACGAAACAGAAGTATAAGGATTACATACAAGACCTGAATGTAGGCTTGTACTTTTCAGAATCGCTGTATGAGACCATACAAGGATGGTTCATAAGCGTATTATATAAAATGCCTTTCTTGGCATGGATAGTGGATAAGATGCTTAAATTGTCAGGCAATGACGAAATGAGGAAAAAGATTGAAGCGACAGGCTTCTCATTCGATTTCGCAGACAATCTGTTTGAATCAATAAGAAACGCTTTCATTCTTGCGGTGCAAAGAACTCCGTTTATCGGGTGGGTGTTCAAGACATTGTTCCCAGATGCCGAAAAAGGCGATTTCACTTATGTATTCAATAAAGGCAAAGAGATTGGCAGTTCAGTAATGAGCGGAATACAGTCAGAGATATACACAGTTACAGTTCCCATAGAGGGCGTTGTTTCAGGCGGAGGCTTCGTAGGTTCTAAAATAGGCAGATATGCCAATGGGGGATTCATTGAAGACGGAATATTCACAATGAACAAAGGCGAACTGGCAGGAAACTTCTTTGACGGCACTCCAGTAGCCGCTAATAATATGCAGATTATACAAGGTATTAAATCAGGGGTATTCGAGGGTGTTTCCAAAGCGATGCAGAACTCCAACAAAGGTGGCGGTGATGTCTATATAGACGGAACTAAGGTAGGTAAAGTGACAGAAAGGCATGTATACGCAGAGGGAACGAGAGTAGGACATTTTGGGAGGTAATTTATGCCAGTAGTATTAATCAACGGAATACCGACTTATGTAAGTTCTTCGGACTTCAACTCAAACTATGTTGAAGATTCAAGAAAGCACATAGACATAGAGACTGACGGAACATGGTCAGGTATAACCGATACCCAATTAGACACAATCAAGATAAACGGAGTGGCTTTCAGGGGCATTTCAGGATTGTCGAGCGTAAACACAAAGACTTATGTCGAAGAACCTACAAGGTCTAATGACGGTTCAATCCCGAACATAAACGATTATGACACATTCTATGTTCCGAGAGTGAAGTTCAATTTCAAGTTCTTCACTATTGCTGATTATATGGCGTTCTGTATTGCAGTAGCGCCTAATGAGTTCAATGTAGAGTATTTCGACAAGACATTCGGCATGAGGGTTTCGCACAAGATGTATATGGAGCCAGAGGACTTGACGGCTTTATTCAATATAGAGACAAAGGTAATCGGCATACTTGATTACGAGGTTTCTTTAATAGGCACGAATAACGATATGAATACTTACTCGTTGAGTTACAACATAAACGGTGGCGGTTCGCTTATATC